TACCATCGCAACTTTCCATCTTCTCGGTGAAGGCATCGACGTTCCCGGCTGGGACCTACTCTTCCTCGCCTCTCCCGTTGCCGGCGGCCCGCGGACTATCCAAATGGTCGGCCGCGTCGCTCGCGCCGCTCCCGGGAAAGATCGCGCCATCCTGTTTGATTTCGTGGATACCCAGATTCCCATGCTCAAAAATGCGTCTTACAGCCGGGCACGGCTTTATCGAACTAAAGGAGAAAAATGATGGATAAGGCTTCAAAACAGGCTTTCCCCGTAGCAACCAGTATGTTCGCTATTCCCGGAATGACTCTCCGGGAATATTATGCCGGCGCCGCTCTCTCCGGCTTACTTTCCAGCGCCATGTATAATCCCAAGTATATCGCCAACCATGCTGTCGAATGTGCGGACGCTCTCTTGGAAATCCTCGAAAAGGAAGAAGATAAACATGGGGAATAAAGAGGAAGGCGATATCTGTGGAATCGACGGCTGTCCCGGTATCCTGGCTTACGAAAAAGCCGGCGAATGCACTTGTCATATCAGTCCGCCCTGTAGCGCATGCGTCAACTCAAAACTCGTGTGCTCCAAATGCGGAGAATGGTTCGAAGGAGATAAATAATGGAAGGCGTATGGATGCAATCCCTCAGAAAGGGTGTCGGCCTCCTCGGTAAAGAGGTCGCCAAAGAACTCGGTGTCAGCGCCGAAACCGTCAGCCGGTGGGAACGCGGCTCCACGGTAATCAGTAAAATGGTCGAGGACTCCTTCCTGAGACTGGTCCGGGATCCCGAACGCGTTGCTGCCGTAAGAGCTAACCGGCGCCGGCGCCACATGACTTCCCGGGAATCCAGAATCCGCGGGGCCATGGAATGAGGATTGCCCGGGTTTTCCCGCGAAGAACCAAAGCGACGCCTTCCGATGAGCTCGCCTTTGTCGGCGCCCCGGGATTATTCCCCCCAGAGGTTGATGAAGTTCATGTCAGCGTCACTTTCACTTGGGATCTTCCGGAAGCAGAACGATTGGCCCGGGAATGGCGCCATGTCGCACCGGTCAGGATCGGAGGCCCCGCTACCGGCATGAGGGGTGAGGAATTCATTCCCGGCCGCTATCTGAAGTCCGGCTATGTCATCACCAGCCGCGGCTGCCCAAATCGCTGCTGGTTCTGTTCAGTCCCGGAGCGCGAAGGCCGAATAGTCCGGGAATATCCGGTCGCTGATGGATTCAATATCCTCGATGACAATCTGCTCGCCTGCTCGGATTCCCATGTCCGGGAAGTCTTCTCCATGCTCAGTCGACAGCAAACCCGGGCGGAATTCACCGGAGGCCTCGAGGCTGCCATCCTTAAAGATTGGCATGTGGATTTATTGGCCCAGCTTAAACCCCATCAACTTTTTTTTGCATATGACACTCCCGGAGACTGGGACCCTCTCGTAATTGCCGCCGCAAAAATGATCGAAGCCGACTTCACCAGGCAAAATCTCAGGTGCTTCGTTTTAATCGGATATGAGAACGATACGATCGAACGAGCAGAGAAACGACTGGAATCAGTTCTGAATTTGGGAGTCTTTCCCATGGCTATGCTCTTTCGTGATAAAAATGGCAAACGTGACCGCCAGTGGATGCGTTTCCAGAAGAAATGGGCCCGGCCGGCCGCAATCTATGCCGCGCATAATAATAAATGTAACGATAATTCACATAAAGTATTTGACATTCAGGGAATGTGATTTATATTCAGTGGATAAGCATTCTAATAATCTAAAGAGGATTGCATGAAAATTACAATATGCGATGCATGCAGGAAACATGATGCAAAGCTAAGATGCTTTATCTATGACAGGGAAGCGGATGCGGCCGGGGGCATGTCCAGCGTCAGTTATGATGTCGACCTGTGCGAATCATGTCTTCTAAGAGCCCATGAGTTGCTGATAAAAAAGATAATAGCGCAACCCAAGGGCATCATATACAGCGCCTATATCATTAACTCTATGTTGAAGGAAATTATCGAGGCTATCATTGATGCCAATAAATAGGCCACTTCCCAAGACTATCCGGGTTTGGACTGAGGACTTTGGCGATGGTGATTTCTATATGGCAGACGAGAATCCGAAATTCAAGGCGCCGACCAAAGTTGGTGTCTACCTCCTGATGGATACGGTTATTCAGAGCCCCAGTCGTACCCGAGTTATCAAGAAGAAGCCAAAATGAAATGGAGAAAACCCATGAAGTGGCGTAACGGAGAAACGAAAGAGTCTAAAACTGTACGGTTAAGTGGATGGCATAAATGGTTTGCCTGGCACCCGGTGGTGATTGATACGGTTAGGGATGGAGATCGCATTAGGAGAGTCAAAGCGTGGCTGGAATTCGTTAATCGGAGAGGGTGTCCCTCTATATTTAAGTGGGATGAAACTTGTTGGGAGTGGGATTATGCCGCTATCCGGCCATACAAAGACACCCGGGAATAGAGTTCTCGTTATCAACCTCTGGGAGATTACCTGTGAATGTACGATCTGCAATAAAGAAACTTCGGACAAGTTTGGGATTCCCATTTACGAGGATGAAATTATGCCAGACGACTACCAGGGAGAATGGTGCGGGTCCCCTGTGTGCCGGCGCTGCTTCTACGTCACCCGCGGATGGCAGTCAGAACATCCCGGGAAGAAGATTACGACCAATGCCATCAGGAAAATCATCGGCGCCGGATAACTCCAAAGTCAGGAGAATCTATCCCATGTGGGGAGTGTTTACCAGCGATGGTGATTTGCTGTTTAATACCGATAAATATCCAACGCCTTTTCTCTTCCTCCTAGAGGCGGAAGCAGCCAAAGAATGCGAAAGCGACAATGGGGAATTCATTCGAGAAGTAAATTTAATCTGGAAAGAGGAAATCTAATGGCAGAGTCCAACGGCAAATGTCCCAAATGCGGCTCCACGAATATCAAGCCATCGGAATTCTTTAAAATAGATGGTCTATTGGTATGTGTGGACTGTGAAAACTACTGGATGGCACCGCAGCAAACCGAAATCTCCCGCCTGACTGCAAGAGTGAGTGAACTTGAGGGAATGAAGCCGGAACCTTTGCAAATAATCATCTCTCTTCCTGAAGGAGAAACTTTGCCCCGTTATGGAGTGCGCTGGAACGGTCCTACAAGCCCAATGGCAATCCGGATGGATGATGGATACTGGACTCCTTGGCATATCTCACAAGCGGAAATTGATAGGCTCCACACCCGCCTCGAAGATAATTTCGTGTTTGATTCCGATGGCAATAAGGTACCGGTGCATATTGGGACGATCCCGGACGGGATTGAGACCAGGGATGATCTGTTGGCACATCTCGAAGAGAAAATGCCGAAGTTCCTTGCCGCCCTCAAGGCGAAGGATGAGGAATTTGTTGCCTATAAAACCGAAAATGATTTCATGGTTAACGTGCAGGTCAAGAAATACGGCCAAGACGCTATCAACCTGAGAGCGGAGCTTGCCACCCTCAAGGCAAACCTGAAGGATCAAGCCTCTGACTATGTACGAGATACTGAAGAGTATCTTGATGAGATTGCCACCCTTAAGGCCCAATTGGCGGCGGCGGAGAAGGTGATTGAAATTGCACAGACATACAATACCAGTATCAAGTTAAACCATGATTATTGCATATCGCCAGCAATTTATGGGTGTGCTGATTTTGTTTTAAGGGCCGTCGAATCCTACCACGCCACCTACGGAAAGGAAGTGAAGGATGCCCGACCGTAAACTTTGTACCGAAGAAACTCCCAGTGACGGAACTCCTTATGAATGGTTCCATCCTGATGCACGAGTGATCGAGTCTAGAGACTATTCCGATGGTGAGAGCTATGACATGTATTTATGCCCCCACTGTGGGATTACTTTTCAAGTCACCATTGCCCAATAAGGAAAGGAAGTGAAGGGATGAGCACCGCTACCGCTTTACCAAAAGATGATCCAAGAATTATCGCTTGGGAGCAATACAAAAAGTCCGAGCGATATCAGAACTCTAAAAAGTGGGCTGCGTATCCTGAACATGTTGACGGCTCATTATGGGATGCATTCCTGTTTGGCTATGAATCCCTCACCCGCCAGCTTGAGGTGGCAAAGAAGGGGTTGGAGGGGATTAGGGATAATCCTGAAGTTCGGATAGATGTTGATTGCACCTTACTAACCGTGGCGTCATTTTCGAAAGGGGTTATCTTGGGATCTAGAAAAGCTTCTAATCTCGCCTCCGAAACCCTGGCGGAAATGGCAAAACATGAATGACTTATTCGGCGACAAAGTTGAGCGAGCGATTGAACTCCTGCGAATGTACCAGCCCAAAGATCGCCCATATTACGGATGTTTTTCTGGCGGCAAGGATTCATGCGTCATCAAGGAAATTGCGCGGCTTGGGAATATTAACGTCATCTGGCATTACAGCGTCACCACTATCGACCCGCCTGAGTTGTGCAGATTTATTAAAAAGCATCATCCTGATGCTATTTGGGATGCACCCAAAATTCCATTTTTCAAGATGGCCGAAACGCGAGGATTCCCAACACGCAGGGCAAGATGGTGCTGCGAAGAATACAAGGAAAGCAAATCTCCCATTGGATCAGTAATGATTTTTGGCGTTCGCGCCGCTGAATCCGCGCGAAGGGCGAAGACTTGGAAGGAAATTACGGCACATACCAAGACCGGCCAATATGTAGTTTCCCCAATCGTTAATTGGACAGATTCAGAGGTTTGGCAATTTATTAAGGGTAGGAATATCCCATATTGCGACCTCTACGACCAAGGGTTCAAGCGCCTTGGATGCGTTGGCTGCCCGATGAGCAGTAATAAAAAATCAGAGTTAATGAGATACCCCCACTTTTATAGGGCATGGGAAAGACTCTTTAAAATTATCTGGAGTAACCGCGCTGGCACAAATCAGCGAGACGGAAGAGTTTGGTTTGGAGAGAGGTATTTTAATGATTCCAATGAACTATACCAGTGGTGGTTATCAAACGATAGCGTTCCCAAAGATCACGAATGCCAGGGATTGCTGGATTTTTATTCATAACCCTGGCGGAAATGGAGCGATGCAAATGAGTATCTTTAAGGTATTAGCCGACCTGGTGGAAATGCCCGTCCGAATCATTGTGGATGTTGCGAAAGCTCCGGTAAAAATCATGGACGGAGACGATAGGCTTTTAGAGCAAACGTCCAAGGGTATCAAGAAAATCGAAGAGGATTTGGAGGATTAAAATGATCTCCCTCAAAGAAGCAAAGCATTCAAGAGGATAAAATACGGCATCATAATTTCATGGTGCATTTCAAGGAGCATTATATGCGTAAAGTAACCGCACCATCAGTTGCCTTATCGCTCATACTCATGCTCATGATGGTTCCAACTTCCAGATCTCAGTCGTTTTCTGAATGTGACCTCATCTTGTCTAACGCGGACTTTTCAACCTATGGTCCGTGTTCCATTGCAGGAGAGGTACGTGCCCCAAACGGAGTGTGTATGCAACTTGCCCAGCAGCAGGCCTATATCAGTATGATGAAAGATCGCTGTGCTGCCCTGCAAGCAAGCCCTATATTCTGGCTGCCTCCTGAACTCCAAGCCGCGGCAAAGGTGCCCGGCAGTTGGTGGCAGCTCAATGGCACTACGGTTTTACTTTCACTAGGCTATACAGGCTTCTTAGCCCTTGCAGCTTACTGTGTTAATCATCCTGGTTGCATCCAGGAATACATCACATATCTCGGACACTGTGCCGTGGATGCAACATGTCAACCGTAGTTGAATTAAATTACAATGTGGGGGGTCCAGTAGTTTGATATTAGGATCCCCCACAAATAAATGGAGAGGCATGAAGGATCAACCAAAATCAGCATATACCTCAGTATCCATAATGCTCATTGGGTGGTTTGCGGTCCACGTAGCGCTATTCCAGATGTTTGATTGGCGAATCATTTTATTTGCCGCTGGAGTGGAATTATTCTTCTTCGGCTTATGGGGTTCAATCGTTTGCATAAAACCGGAGGAAGGAGGCGGAAGGGAATGAAGTATCCAGCCGTCATTGTAGATATTGATGGGACTCTCACAAATCTTGATTCTCGTCTTCACTTTATAACAGGCCCAAAAAAGGATTGGGATTCATTTTATGGTGAGGTAAAAAATGACATTCCCAATACTGGCGTTATCGAATGGGTAAAAGCCATCAGAGATTCCGGCATAAAAATATTGATCGTAACCGGCCGCAGACTAAGCATAGAAAAAGACACGGTTGAGTGGTTGAAGCTCCATGGGGTCGATTATGACGGTCTATGGATGCCAAGGTGCGACGGTGACAAAAGAGACGATAGGCTTCTCAAGGAAATGTCTCTAATTAGGATCAAAGACCGTTATGAAATTCTGTTCTGCATAGACGACAGGCCAAGTGTCTGTGACATGTGGAGGCAAAACGGATTACGTGTGTTTCCCGTATTCCAGAATAGATGGGAGAATGGAGAATGAAACTTAAATGCGTCTCGTTTTTTATGTTGCTCATCCTTTCAGCTTGCAGCAGTGATCCGGTCAAAAGAGAGCAATCCACCAATTCAGAGATAAAAGTGGATGTTCTTTTTGATTATGATGGATGCCGGGCCTACAGATTCTACGACGACGGAGCCAAGTATTTAGTTAAATGCGGAAACTCGGGAACAACATCTTGGGACACCAAGCGTTTGACTGGCAAAATGGTTTATACGGAGCACCACAGTATTCAAACGGCGGAGGTTGGGGAATATGGAATCAGGAAATGATACGGTATTCAAAATCCTAAAATATGAAATTATCAAATTGAGTCGGCGCATTAATTCCGAATCGGAAAGGCTGGCATCCCTTCTGAATGATTGCAAAGAAGATCAAGAGGTAATCGATAAGAACCGAAATCGAAGGCGGGAACTTATCGAGTATGTTCAAAGGTTTCTTCTTCCAGTTGGGAGCCTATGGCCAGACGAAGAAATCAAAAAGATTATGGAGGAGAACTTTCCGCCTTCGGATAAAAAAGTCTCGAATACTGGCGGATACTCATGCCCTAGCGTGGAGCTGAGCAATCAGGAAATCAGCGATTGCAAAGAACGGATGGTCGCCTGCTCAATGGCTATTAATAGCGCCAAGTTAGACTATGAAAACATTAATAATCAAATTAATTTGCTGCTGGAAAAGCTCAAGAATTCCGACCAGATACAGACAGAAGCCCAGGAAGCCTATAAAAAGGCAGAGTACAAACTCCTAAAAATACAGAAAGGCCAAGCATGATCAAGGAAACAGACTACAAACTGGTCCACAAAAGCGAATTATTCGGCAGCATGAGGCATTTCGGGATCCAGATTTGGATCGCCTGCGGTCGGGAACTTACCCAAAAAGAATCATTTATAATTGATAAAAAGGCAGAGGATATCCAAAAGGAAATTGATGCCAATACCATCAAGAACGATCCTGATGCCCAAGAAAGGGCACGGAATGAGAAAAGACAGATTCTCGCCTTATTCCCCCAGCCGATTTACGTTGATGAGATCCCAAATGGATATTGCCCCGATTATTGCTGCCGGCATCTTCCATGGTTTATTGTCACGACCACCCGGGGAAGATTCAAAATCGGATGGCGGAAAAGAGTGATATCGATCGACTGGGAAGACTCGACCATCTATTCCACTGCTGAGGAAATGTTCAAAGGTGAAGATACGACTAAGGGTGGTCGTTCCATTCATGCATGGAGCTATGAAAAGGCCGGTCAATACATTGCAATGCTATTGGCCGACACCAAACCGAAACCAGCAAAGGAGTAAGGGTAATAAAATGAAACTGCTTAAATTCCTAATGGATAAGTTTCACGTGAAACTGAACTAATATTGCGATTGCAATTCCAATGAATACGGGGAGAGATGCAATTGTGATGATGAATTCCATGAATTGTCTAATAAGAATGTCAATGGGCATATGAATAAGCTTAGACATGATTGGCATCTTAATATGTCCAAAGAATTCGGTAATTATTTATGCCTTACATCTATGGGGATAGACAGCAAAGGAAGCCCCAAGTTGGTAACTTTCATTGAACCACGGTTCGTTGAAAATCTCGAACCTTCAGCGCAAGCCGTAGTATATCGTTTACTTGCTTCCTTCTGGAAGGATATGGCGATAAAAGCAGGTAAAAAGGGCCCCCACAATAATACTACCGTTCATTAGGAGGATTGGGTGAAGAGATATACCGGAAAAACTGTAAGATTAATGCCAGGACAATATGTATCCATTCCGATACCTGATCAATTTAAACCTGTAATTAAAACTGCCAAGATGGCCGGCGCCAATGTTTATACAAAAACAGGTCCCGCTATCCATTTAGATGGGAATTCGTACCAGCGCAATATTTCAATAATGGCCGACGATCAGGAATTATTCTCTGTGTCTGTTGATTATGAAACTACTCCAGCGCCGTGGTATTGGATATTCTGGAACCGGGTTTGTAAGCTTAATCCTTTCCGGAGGTCAAAATGATAAGTGTAAACCTGGTTTACGAATGCCAATTATGCGGAGAGCGGGAACATGTCGGACCGTATGAGATCGCAGAGCCCTCCCTGCCAATAATCCGACCTATTCCAGACGAGCAGTTTGTAACTCCCACAATATGGCATCAGTGTTATAAGAAAGCCGGATTGGATATTGATATGTGGGGAATTTGCAAATTTATCGGGATCCGCGGGATAGATGCCGAAAATAAAAAGGAAAATGCAGAGACCGTGATGCAGGAGCCATCATGCAAACTCAAACAGCCAGAGAAAGAATAAATCCATCTGTTAATCGAGATTGGCGGCAAGAACTCGAAATGAGAGTCTGCCCTATATGTAAGGAGAATGGCAATGTTGAAACTCGCCCTGTCGGCCGTAAAACGTGTTGCTCGTGGATTATGGAATGCCATTGCCGGACTTGAGGGCAATCATGGTACGAGTAGAAGGTATCAAAAGATTGGCGTGTCAAAAATATCCAAGGAAGACATGGACCGGATAGAGAAAAAGTTTGGACCCGTAGGGCTCAATATAACCTTGGATATCTTTAATACGTGTGTCGCGCAGTGTCCGAATTGCAAAGTGTCTGGGTCCATAATGGTAGCCAGCGACGATAAACGCAATTCAGCTTGGTTTTTATGCAACCACTGCGGGGGTGAATGGAAAAAAACATGGTCAATGTAAACAGATAATGGTTATATAATACGAAATCTGTTTGCTTTTATAGAAAGAGGGTTATATATTGTCGACTAGATATGGTTGCATAACAGAGATTGAGTTCTATAAATCACGTGTATGGGTTAGATGCATAAGCCCAGATTTCTGTCGTTGGGGTATTATTCTTGAAAGGGTGGAAATCACCGATGAAGTGCAGGTCGGGGACGCGTTCTCTGCTAAAAATCAAGATCATGTTCTATGGACATCTGCAAGGTATCCGAGCGAATGTTCTGGTATCCATATCCCGGTTATAAAGTTATCGGTTGATAGACCGATATTCTGGAAGCGTTTTCTGATGCGCCATTTTAAAAATCCGAAGCTTTGGATGCAATAGGGGGATTGATGTTTTCTATATCATTCAAAAAAAACAGAACCCGGATAATACTCAGACCCTTCAAGTTATAGCCGAATGCCCAATGGAGGATGTGCTTAATAAACAGGCTTCGCAACTTAGCAGGATCCTCTACGATCAAGTTATCCGGGGCATGGCCGAACGATTTGTAGAAATGAATTACAATGAAATCGTTGCGAGCATCCAGCCAAAGGTTCTTGCGGTTGAAATTCAGCGTCAAGCATCGCTTATTCTTGCTGAAAGAATGGTAAGTAATCTCAAATTTTAGGAGGTTCCTATGATCGAGATAAATGGAGCAAGTGATGATTTGATCGAAATTGAAGGAGATATCTCCGAAGAGTTCAGCTATTGCGCGGCCGGACTCTATGTCGGAGATCGCCGGTTTCTTGCATTCTCAGATGGGACTGTTCTCGAGGCATCTTATGACGATGGCGGAATCTGGAGATTCCATGCGAAACATTTCGGAAGGTGCGATTTCATGAAAAAGGATGCCGAATTAGGGGAAGATGACCGCAGCGATCATGTTACCTTGTCCGGCGAGAAAATCGAGTGGGTTGTCTTCGGGACCAATTTAGCAATGTAGGAGAGTATGGACGCCAACGAATTAAAATCCATGATGAATCGTTATTGCATGGAAGATTCTGATGTAGCGGAAAGCTTGCAGGTCCGGCAAACTACGGTGTTTAAATGGCGGACCGGTAAGAAGCGCATACCCGATCATTATGCGAACATCATTAACGGATGGAGAGAACCCAATGCGCACCCCAGTTTCCCGTCCGAAAGTTAGTAATAGGAACCCGCGCCATCTTATTGTGGTTGAAATAGGGTCAGGGAATAAATATTGCTCTATCTGTCCCATGCAGGATAACCCGACGACATCCAATAATCAGGCTTACTGTCTATTGATTGGCAAGTATCTGAAAAACGGTATGTATGGTCCGGCCAGGTGCGAGGAATGCTTGGCGGCCGAAAAGAGGCTAGAAGATATAAGGCAAAGTTGTCGTAAAGAAGGAGAAACCGCGGCGTATTATCGTGCAAATCAAAATGACCCCAAATCAAGAAAATAACCTTTAAGGAGGATTATGAGAACGAATTATTTTTGTGCAAGATATTTGCAAGCTTTGGCTTTATTCATGATGGCCTTTCTGCTTCTTCTGTTTGCCACCGGATGCACCGTGGTATCTCCAGATGCCGGCCAAGAGGCTGTCTTGGTTAAGAAGCCCCTATTCTTCGGCCATGGAGGGGTTGATCCGAAACCCGTGTCAACCGGGTTGACGCTTGCGGCGTTCACAACTCAAGACATTTATGTGAATATGCAACCAATTCAGTTCACTGTGCATTTCGATGATTTGATGTCTTCTGATGGCGTCCCGCTGGATTTCGATGCGGTTATTAGGCTTAAGATAATAGATTCAGTCCGCCTGATTAAGGAATTCGGTCCTCAATGGTACGAAAATAATGTATTGGCAGAAATGCGCAACCGGGTCCGGCAGGCAGTTAGAAAACACGGAATGAACGAAACCGCTATCTCAACTATAGCCATAGAGGCGATCGATACAGAAGTGTCTCAGCAGATGGAGGTTTATATTAAGAAAGCCAATCTCCCTGTGCGGCTCGTGGATATCACTGTCGGGAAAGCTAACCCTCCTGACAGCATTAAGCATCAGAGGATAGAGACGGCTACCCAAGAACAGCGTCAAATGACAGAACAGCAACGAAAACTCGCCGAAGATCAAAGAAAGATGGCGGAAGAATCCAGGGCGGCTGCCGATAATGCTTATAGGGAAAAGATGCAGCTTTCTCCAAGCCAATTCCTGCAACTCGAGAACATTAAAATGCTGAAAGAGGCTGCGGCCAAGAACGCTACCTTCATTGTCGGTTCCGATGTTTCCAAGGTTTATGACGTAAACAGATAACGAGAATGTCTCGGGGGGGAGCCCGGAAGTGTTAGAAGTTGGCTCATCGTCTAACACTTCCGTCCCTGGGGCAGTAAAATAGGAGACCGGATGCCTTTTCCAGAAAAGATTAGAGTCATTCAAGATGAAGACGATCCTTCAATCATGATAATTGCAGAGAAGGGCGAAATAGAAGAAGGCCAAGAATACGGTATTTATTCCTTCGACCGGGCAACAGTAAAAAAAATTCGCAAGCGCGTAGAAGAAGAGGTTCAAAGTGACGTGGAAGGGGTTTAGCAAATATCACGCCAAGAAAACGGAATATGAAGGGATCACTTATGATTCCAAAGGCGAAGCTTCCCTAGCCCGTGATATTGACCTTCTTATCCGGTGCGGTCAGGTCAAGTCAGTCAGCCGGCAAGAGGTATTCAAACTCAAAGGCCTTAATGGCCATGTGGTCGGCCGGCATAAAGTCGATTTCGTTGTAACCTTCAATGATGGTCATCGTGAGGTTTGGGAATTCAAAGGGATGATTGTCAGGGATTTTACGATAAGGAAAAAGCTTTTCGAGGATAACTACCCAGATATCCCATATGTGGTATCTGGAAGTCAGAGGCGAAAGCGGAAAGCCAAGGTATTGCCGTTCAATGTCAGAGCCTAGCGAATATCCGATACTATTTTCGGCGCCCATGATCCGGGCAATCCGGGAAGGGCGTAAAACCCAAACCAGGCGGATAATGAGGTATCAACCTCCGAATATTGATTATTCTCTATCCAGACTGGTGGATACCACTTCTCGTGATAGTCGTCGGCATGGTGGAAAGCTCCACTGGATTAAAGTTGATGGTTATCGCGTAATTGATTCCGACAATAATTATTTCAATTTCCCGTATGGACCCGTGGGAGGTCGGCTATGGGTCAAGGAATGCCATCGATTCGTAGATTCCGATTACAGGATTGGGGTGAATGTTCTGTATGAGGCTGATGGGATCAGTCTTTGGAAGAAGGCAAATCCTCATATTGCTGAATATAGACCGGCCAAAAAGCGGCCGTCAATTTTTATGCATCGCTGGGCTTCAAGGATTCTTCTCGAGATTATTGAGGTCAAGGTGCAACGGTTGCAGGAAATCACGGAAGCTGATGCGCAGGCGGAAGGGGTTGAGGCGCTTGACGGCACATACGTTAGCGACTTTGCTCCTCACGGATACCGGAAATCATTCTCTATCAGTTGGGATGCTATAAATTCAAAACGTGCGCCTTGGAAGAGCAACCCCATGGTGTGGGTAATTTCATTCAAGGTAATTAATTAAAGGAGGATGTCAATTATGGGAATCAAACCAAAAGGCGTTAGACCCAGGTGGACGAAAGAAGAGGTAAAGACATTAAAATCACTATATCGGAATCATAGCAATGCGGAGGTCGCTGAAAAGCTCGGGCGCAAAGTCTCGTCGGTGGTTTTCAAGGGACACCGGTTGGGGTTGTCAAAGGGTCCGCGCAGGATGAAGGAGATGGGTCGGCAAAATATAGCGATTAGGTGGGGAAAGTAAGTGGCACAGACTCATCTAGGAGCAATGAAGGCACAGGCAAAAAGGTTGGGGCTAACCCTAGTCCAGTATCTTGAGAAACTGGAATCAGGATATAGTTGGTGCTGGAAATGCAAAACCTGGAAACTAATGATTGAATTCTATAGTGACAAATCAAGGCATGACGGAATAGCAAGAAAATGTATTTCTTGTGCCTGCGTCAAAACAAGATTGGAAAGAATTCCGACAGAAGATCGTCACGCAGTCCAAAAGGCTCATGATGCTATACGGAACGCGATAAAACGTGGGCAAATTAAACCAGTGACTGATTGCATCCGTTCTTGTGGAAAACCATCAACCCACTACCATCATCATCGTGGATATCGTGGGCATGAATTAGACGTAGTTCCTTTGTGCATGTCTTGCCATTTTAGGAGTCATTATGTCCACACAGAGTAAAAATGGTATTTCTTGGACTGATATCACGTTCAACCCAATCGTAGGGTGCAGTAAGATTTCCGATGGCTGCACCCATTGCTGGGCGGAAAGGCAGGCCCGACTGCACTATCACGACGAGTATCCCCAAGGGTGGGATGGGCATGTGCGGCTATTCTATGAACGCTTGGAGCAGCCGCTTCACTGGTGGAAACCGCGCAAGATTGCGGTTGGGCTTATGGGCGACCTTTTTCATGATAGGGTACTAAGCGATTTCATTTATGAAATTTGGTATGTAATGCGGGACACTCCGCAGCACACATACCAGATTTTGACAAAGCGGCCATTGCGAATGCTGGAGTGGTTTAAGCGCCAAGGATACGCCCCGCTCCCCAACGTCTGGATCGGAGTCTCCGTCGAGGACCAAGCCACAGCCGATGAGCGGATCCCGCTGCTTCTCCAGACTCCGGCAGCCATCAAGTTTATTTCTTGTGAACCTCTTCTGGGACCGATCGATTTTAGGAAAGTCTCTGGATTCAATCGGATCGGATTAGACCTGAGAAATTGGTGGGTTATTGTTGGCGGCGAGTCCGGCCCCGGAGCGCGTCCAATGCATCCGGATTGGGTAAGGTCACTACGGGATCAGTGCGTAGCGGCAAGTGTGCCATTCCACTTTAAGCAGTGGGGGGAATGGGCGGTCAAATCCGAATACGTTAATTCAAAGGATTTTGGAGTTTTGGCTATGGACGGAGAATGGTTCCCAAGCACTACCGGATGGAACGGAAGGCCAATTGATCCCGACACGGGAGAGGCGTACATGATCCGCGTCGGTAAGAAAGCAGCCGGCCATCTCCTGGACGGTAAAGAATGGTTGCAGTTTCCAAAGGGGGTGGATGTTTAATGGATGTACGGGAAGAAACCAAAGCGAAAGAAGAATGCCGGACGGAAGCACAGGAACAGGAATTCGCTAAAACCTTGGTTGGCATGACTGTAACCGGGACGAGTTTTAGTATTGAAGATGGTTATATGATTGAATTTAATCACATGATTCGGTTCCGTAGTTGCTGTCCCCATTCGGCAGTGTACAAAAGGAGGGTCCAATGATTTGCAGGATTTGCAATCAAGAGATTGATGACAATAAGCCGCATATGCATTCACAAAAACCAGACGAACGGCAGATATTAGCCTCAAACATGTGTGGTGATTTTGATGATATTATCGGCCGCGCTGGATTCGGAGTGGCATGCATCGTTTTATTTGACGAGCAACAGATCAAATTAAACGAATCCTCGCTCATCCTAAGTTTTGGTAAAAACATGGACCCTATGGCTGCATTCGCCCTTATGAAAATTATAGGGGAAAAAGCTAAAACTATTATTGGGTCTGCAATTAAGGTCACGGAGGAAAATAAATGAGCTTCTATATAACCATCACTGAAGCCGCATATCTAATGGGATTCAGTGAAGAAATCGTTCTGAAGATGATTGAAAAGGGAGAACTTCTCTGTAAAAAAGGGAACGTCCCGGTATTAATCCATGAATCCGAGATGTCCCGATTCCAGCATCCATGGAAGCATATATGCCGGCTGGAGCAAAGGATTAACGCCCAACAGAATCTTGTGGAGACTCTTAAGTCCAGGGTGCCCATGCGTGAGACCGGGTTCGACGTTCAGGTAAATAATGTTGAATATTTGCTTAATGAACTCCGGGGTGAAGTCAATTCAATGAAGGATGGTTTAGCAAAAATTATGGAGAAACTTCCGGCATTAATTGAAACCGTGGATGCTCTTCAATCCAAGCAGAAGAGAAAACCATGCAAGGTAAATAAGGAATAAGCCCCGATCAGGAAGGATGTTACATGAAGGGCTGTGAATTCAGGTTACTGAGAAAGCAAATTGGTCTTAGGCAGAGTGAAGTAGCGGAAGCTCTTAGAGTTACCCGGGAGACGGTTGTCCATTGGGAAAATAAGAACAATGGAGATTGGGAACTTCCTTTTGGATGGTCCGAAACGATGAAGATGTTGGCCAAGAATATCAAGAAGGTGAATGCCATTAAAAGGTCTCGCCTTCCACGCAAGACTATCCTTCTAACGGAGAGGATTGCGCGAAGATTGAGGAAAATGGAAAATGCTTAAATTCATCATGGAATTTAAGGCCATATGCGAGCAACAGAAAAGGGGTGTAAATGCCGTCAAGAATCAAACAGGAACCGTTGGAAAGCTGTCTGGAGGAGATTACCCGTGCGACTTCTCCGAGGGATTTATTCCCAAAGGACTGCGACCCAGCGAAGATATTCAAAAGGCTCGCCCGGATAGTTCACCCGGATGTGGCTCCTATTGGGATGGAGGCAAGATCACTGGCTGCTTTCAAGAAACTAAATGAACTGTATACCGGGTTTACTCGCAAGGAAGCTTACAATCCTGTGGTAATTGCCGGATGCGTGGTTTCGGAGCCATTAACCAAAGGCGATATCTGCGATCTCTATATTGCAGAATCGTCTAAGGATCCCAATGTGATCCTTAAGATTGTCCGCGGTCCCAAAGATAATGATCTCATGGATAGGGAAAGAACCGCTCTCGAAATCCTGTGGAAGGCCAAGCCCGAAAATTTCCGGAAATATCTCCCGGAATTCATTCAAGGGGTTAAGGCCTCAGGGCGCCGGGTGAACATACTTCATAATGAGCTTACATATCTTCCACTAAGAGAGATTGTAGACCTTCATTCAGGCAAGTTGGACTTCCGTCATATTGTCTGGATGGTAAACCGAGCTCTAAGTATTTTGGGGTTTGCTCATCAGTCCGGTATTGTCCACGGAGCGATTCTCCCATGTCACCTTCTTTATGACCCTAAAAGCCATGGGTTAAAACTTGTCGATTGGTGCTATTCCTGCACCAATGGTCAGAACATCCCTGCAATAGTCAGGGATTATTCGAATAACTATCCTCCAGAGGTTAAGAAGAAGAGACTTGCCGGCCCATGGACGGATATTTATATGCTCATGAAATCCATAGAAATTATCTCTGGAGAAGTGCCAAAGCGTTTCAGGGGTCTTATTCAATGGTGTGTAACTGAATCTCCAGCTTCTCGACCGGCAGATGCATGGATGGTTCAGGACCGATGGGTCAATCTAGCAAAGGAAGAATTCGGAGAACCGAAATTCCTTACCTTAACGATGCCAAAGAACTGAAAGGAGTTCTAATATGGGTGGAAGTTATTATTCAAAGGACGATTACAAATCAAGGACATCTATGAGGTCCATGTTTTCTACCAGTCATGGTATTTCCATGGATGATGCGACATTCAAGCATTCTCATGACATCAAAACCGGCGCGGCAGAGGCAAAGGTTCACGATTCCCTCAGCCCCAAGGGCGTCAAAATCCGGGAATCAAGAGACTCCGATGCCCACCCGGTATCGGTTCCGATCGCAGTCATAACGGACACCACCGGTTCCATGATGGATGTTCCCAAAATGCTGCAAAAAGAACTCAGCAAATTGATGGGACACTTTCTGGACGACAAAGCATCCGGAAAGAAATATCTCGGCGAGGGTTATCCGGCAATAATGATAGGCGCCGTGGACGATTACGACGCCATGAGCAGATACTTTGGGAAACCTGACGGGTCCTTCCAGATCGGGCAGTTTGAATCCGGGATTGAAATTGACGATAACCTGTCAAATCTCTGGCTCACCAATCACGGCGGCGGAACGTATGAAGAAGAGTACGAACTGGCCGTATATTTCATGGCCCGGCACACTGTTCATGATCATTTCGAGAAGAGAGGGCGCAAGGGATATCTCTTCATCATCGGCGATGAGCATGCCTATGATGTTCTTGGCAAGCATAAGGTGAAGGATGTCATCGGTGATGTTATCCAGGATGATATTGCCTTCCCTGCCCTCCTCAAGGAAGCTCAGGAGAGATATCACGTCTTTTTTGTGATCCCCAATATGACCTCTCATTACTCGGATAAGTCTTTGGAGAAGTATTGGGTCAACCTTATCGGCCAGCAAAACGTCATCAAGCTGGAAAATCCGGCCAAGATTTGCGAATGCATCGTATCCGCGGTCGCAATTTGCGAGGAATATGTCGGCATCGATGACTTGGTTTCCGATGGGATTGCCGATGTCGGTATTTCATCTGCGCTCGTGCCACTATCAAAGGCGACTGGTGAAGTAAGCCGGTATTCCGCGGAGAATCTTCCTGCCGTTGCCGGCGCTGCGGGGGGAGTCGACAGACTGTAATTTCAAAAGAGGAGAAACCAAGCATGAAGTGTTTAATAGTTGCAGGTTTGGCATTCGGGGATGAAGGCAAAGGCACGATGGTTGATTACCTTTGCCGATGGCATGATGCCAAATGGGTAGTCCGATACAATGGCGGTCCGCAGGCAGCACATAATGTCGTGCTTCCTGACGGCCGCCATCATACCTTTGCACAGTTTGGGTCCGGCACCTTTATTCCCGGGTGCCAGACTTACCTCTCTGAGTATATGCTCATCGAACCCTATGCGATGATCAACGAAAATAATCATCTCTATTATGTCGGCATTCATGATGGTCTTAAGCGTATCCTTATCAATCCTAAATGTACGATCATAACCCCATGGCATTTTATGGCAAATCGCCTAAAGGAGGCGTCCCGAGGAGCAAACCGTCACGGGTCCTGCGGAATGGGGATTGGAGAGACCAGGGGAGACAGGATTTCCGGACTGTGGTTTGATGGCTCTGACATTGCCAGCATCTATGGACGGGATAAACTATTTCACATAAAGGATTACAAGCTCGAACAGTGCCGTGATTTTGTAAATAACGAGGAAACGATTTCGATTTACCGATCGATGGAGATGACAAGCCCCGCATCTGTCTGGGAATACTACAAGGAATGGTTCAAGAGCGTTCGCTGGGGGGGGTGGCATGATATTACGATCGAAAATCCCAATGCCGTTGTCTTTGAGGGCGCCCAAGGCATGCTTCTGGATGAAATCCATGGCTTCGGAAAGCATATTACGTGGTCGGATTGCACTTTCAACGGAGCTTTGAGTATTATTAACCAATATGGGGCTCGGTCAGGCGTCGAAATAACCAAAATCGGAGTTGTGCGATCATATTTCACCAGGCATGGTGCTGGCCCCTTTATTACCGAGGTCTCAAATGGGGCAATTAAGGGGATCACTCCATGGAAGAATGACCATAATACCAACAATGAATGGCAAGGATCACTTAGAATCGGGTATTTTGATGCTATGGCATTCAAATATGCACTTAATGCCATAGGGAATGTTGATGCCTTGGCAATAACACATATAGATGCATTGAAATTCTTAAATAAATGGGTCTATTGCGATGGTTATTTGGACGAAAAGGGAAATTTTACCAAAAAGCTCACCCAAGATATGATGTCCGGGGATAAAAAATATTCCTATAGTCTTATCTCAACCAATTCTATAATAAACAAGGTCGAGAAACTTTCTGGAGTTCCTGTAAGGTATCTTTCCACTGGCAATACTTGGGTGGGTAAGAGCATGTTGGCGGAAAATAACGGATGAAAAAGCCTAATAAGGTACCATCAGGGAAAAACCATAGAGACAAATGTGGTAAAAAGGATTATGTTGGACCATGGCTGGTTCACTTTAAATGCGGCGGGTTGGTTTTTGTGAGCCAAGCTTCTACATTTGAAATAGGGCCCAAGGCCATGTCTCTACACTCCGATCGATGTGCGGATAAAAACTGTAAGCCATTAAAATTCGAGCAAAGTAAAAAGGAGAAAACAGATGCCAGCCATATACGAAAAATCAGAAAGAATCAAACAGGTGGCAGAACCCCTACTGAGCATGCACCATCAGGAGGTAGCTCACGCAAAGATCGCTTATATGATGAAAATGGCTCCGGAAGAGAGCGACGGTCCCAAGATGCCAACGCGAATGGGAAAGCATCCAGCAATGGCGAAGGCAAGATCATTGAACGCGCTTATGACCGCTGTCACCGGACTCGATTTCATAATCGAGGTAGACGAGGTTTATTGGGACGTTCTCACCCTCGATCAGCAGATAGCACTGATCGATCATGAGTTATGCCATTTAGCGATCGATGAGAAGGGATTCTATCTCAAGGATCATGACATTGAGGAGTTTTGCGCTGTGATTCAGAGGCATGGGTGCTGGATGAGCAATGTTCGTGCTTTTGCCGATGTAGTGCAAATGAATTTTATGTTTGATGGGAAAGACCCTAATGTCGAAAAAATTAATGGCATGACCGCGGTGCAATAATCCGGCTGATTGGAAGTCGAAATATTGCAAAGGATGCAAAGGGAATATAAATGGATAAGGTTTCAATGGGTTCATGCCCGAATTGTCACAACCTGATAAATACGTCTAACCATATAACCGGCAAAGGGAAACCGAAAGAGAACGATATCGCTGTCTGTAAGAAGTGCGGTCTCATTATAGTCTTCCAGAATGATGGAAACTGGAAGGTCATGCCGGAATCTGACCTTCAAAATCTTAGCAGGTACGAACCAGTTACCTACGGAATACTAATGAAAGGGAAAGAATCCATCCTCGGGAAGAAAGGTAGTTAGAATGCCGTCAAAAGATGAACATGAAAATTGGGTATTGCCATGGGAGAGAATTCCGTCTCATCCTCTTAAGGTGGTCCATCTCGCAGCGTTAATATGGCTCTATATGGATCGATATCATTGTCCGGCATGGGCTATAGGGGCGATGGGGGCTATTTTATTCTTATTGCTATTAGCGGTAATCGCCCGCGCCGTAAAGCAAAATCACGTTGATATCGTTTTTAAACCCGATCTGGAATCAGAGGCCACGAGTCCTTATAAATCCCTTTGGAATCGAGGCCGGATGCAGTAAACCGGGTTTACAGAGAGAGCCATGAGCGAACCGATAGATAAGCGTTTAATCCGATACCATATATTCCCAGATGATCACAACGATCAGAAGCACGACACCAATCCAAAGTGTTGGTGCAGCCCTCGACTTGATGAACGAGAAGAGGATGATAAGCATTGTATTGAAATCTGGGTCCATAACCGTGTGAACTAAGGGAGTCCCGATGCCTGATTATCAGCCAGTATACGGATCGTCTATTATATCGGCTATTGCCTATCATGAACCATCCAGGGATTGCTTCGTAAGATTCTCCAATGGAGAATCTTACGTTTATCACAATGTCCCTCCGGAGGTCTGGGAGCAGTTACTCCACTCTCCATCAAAAGGAAAATTTGTAAACCTTCAACTGAGACGCGGATACCAATATGAACGATCTACTCAAGAAGTTGCTGCGCGAGATGTCGCTGACAGAAAAGTTGTCGACCAAGCAGTCCCCGCAAAATCCGGAGGACCCGAAGGAAGCTCAGAGTAATTTAACTCCAAACGCAGAACGCATGGCGGTCAAATTGGGAGTTAAGGCCAGGAATATAGAGCTTTTCAATGAATGCACGAAGCAGTTCCAAGCTGATGTTGAAGCAAATTGCCCTGAATTCCGGATACTTGGATTGCTTGTCGCGGTTCCTAATGAAGAGGGGACGTATGGAGTCCTTATTGTTCAAGGGCCGAAAATTACTTATGAAGGATTGACCCAAGTTATCAAGGAGATGGGAGTATGGATGGAGAAGTTCCAAGTTCAATAAATCCTCCTCTTTCCGAAGCAAGCCCACCATATCCTCAATGCCCGGATTGCCTACAGGAGTTTACTCCTGGACATATGTGCCGGCAGGGAATAGAGAGAGAAGTAGCGCAGACCCGATCGGCGTTTCTTATCGCAGTCACAACGGTGGGGAAGATTAGAAATATGACCTTGGTGTGGCGCCGGGGAGATGAAACTGCAAGAATCAAGGAAATCGGGGCGCTGGCCAAGAAAGCTCTCGAGGACATTCAAGAACTGGTTTATAAGCCAAAAGAGGGTGAACATGAACCTGACTCAGTTAATAGTGAGCAGTCTGGCGGTATTTAGGATTTGTCACTTAATAGCTTTCGAAGATGGACCCGGAGACTTCATCCTTAAAATAAGGAAGAAAGCTGGATCCGGTTGGTTAGGGAAACTGATGGATTGTCCATTCTGCTTAAGTATCTGGCTATCAATCCCAGTGACTTTTATATTCAGCCGGACATGGAAAGAGATCCTGTTGAATTGGTTAGCGCTCTCTGGCGCCGTAGTATTCATAGATAAATTTACAAGGAAGGAAAATCATGGCAAAGACCATTCCGAATTTTGGGCAGATAGCGATGGCATCAAGGCAAGGGTGGAAGTGGGCATCAGAACTGAGGTTATTCGTCCGGATAACAGTTGCCCCGGGAGCACACAGGGTTGAGATTCAGCCGCCAACATTTATACCGGATACAGTCCCGCCAATGCGACAGGTGCATGCTTGGGGAGAGTGGCAGGTCCAAGAGGGGGTGCTCTCTTTAATTCCAGCCCTCAATAAATACATGGGTCGGCAGCAACCTTATGTATTTTTCATAGACGATGATGGGCTTGAGATCCCAGAGGGGAAGCTGGTATCCGCTCCGATAAAAGGAGGGACTTATGCTCCCGGCCAACGGTTCCAGTTGATTGATGGTGAGATGCGTCCAGTCGATGAACCCGTAAAACCAGAAGAGGCACCGGCGCCCACGGCGGTTATATCTAAGGATCCTCCAGTGGAAACGAAGGTTGATAAAGATCCAGTGAGTGAAAATGCTGCGACTACCTAACTGCTGCGGTTTGAGAAGGAACCAAGCAAAAATCCCCACTCCTTCCTATACAAAGTTAAAATGGGGATTGTGTAAGAATCTTTTCATCGAAGGGTCGTTTACTGGAAAAGCTTATAGATTCATGGGTTACGGAACGACTCAGGACGTTGACGATAGGGATAAGAATGTTTTTTCTATCGATGGTATGAAAAGAGTTCTCTAGGATGTTTGACAAATCCTTCTTTAGGTTATATAAAAGATAACCTGAGGAGGAGAACCAATGAAGGTTATATTCCAATTCGAAGATAATAAGTCTAAAATAATTCTCGAGCCGTCCAATAATATCGATCAGGCCAATCTCGAGAATGTATTAGCCCTCAAGGGGAGCACAGTTCAGATATCCCCGGGGACTCATAAGGATTTGATTATCGAATCCCGCCGAGGAGAATTAAACGATCTTCCGGACATCGGATGAAATCAAAATCAGCCAACCGGGAAAAGACTCACTGCCCTCACGGGCATGCCTACAAAAAGCCCAATTTGATCGTGTTTTTAGATAAAGAGGGCAGGAAACACCGAGCTTGCCGAAAATGCAACTTGGAAAAAGCATTGAAATATTACAGGGATAAAGTAAAACCGCTCCATCCTCGCAGGCCTGGCAGGCCGCGGGAAGAGCACAAATAAAGGAAAGTATGAGAATTAAGAAAAGAGCATTCCATGCCATCGTCCCTCAGAATAGTTTTACGTTTCATCTGCGGAATGACATTCCACCCAGAAAGGGTGATCTTACCAATGATGTTGTCCTCCATTGGAGCACAAGGTCTGCGACTATCGTAATCTGCGTCAAAGATAACCTGATTTCTTGGGGCATCGCTCGATGTGAATGGGGATACCAGTTCTGTAAGAAACTGGCGAGAGCGGTTGCGACTGGACGTGCGAAACAGGCATTTGTGAAACCTGCGGGCACATCGGATTGGTACAAGCAAGGGGTTGAGCCTTTCCCTGAGAATATACCGGCCGGCAAGGACGAAGTGTATAATGTGTGCAGGGAAAAAGCCCGACTTTTGATCTGCAAGCTCAATGCACGTTCGGAAAAGATAACCAACACAAAAATTACAGCATAAAAAGCTTGACTTGGGTTATGGCCAAGGGTTACATTGGTCGGGCTCAAAGGACAACGGTTATGATTGCTGAAAGCGGAAAACAGATTATTAAGGAAAAGGCAGAGTCCTTAAAGGATGAATTGATAAAAGAGCGGAACCGACTGACTGCTCTTTTATCGGAAATCGATTCATTCCTTTCAGAACACCCGGACGAATCTTATCCGGTGCCAACTTCTTTCGCTTTACAGATCGAGGAACCAATATCGATCATAGGCGCTGTCACCGAAATTATAAAAACGCACGGGCCTGTAAAAACTCCCGATTTGCTCAAACTGCTAACGCAGAGTGGGCAAAAGGTTAATGGAAAGAATCCGATTCAGACTCTTTATAGTACACTTCATAAAGAGGCGAAGAGGAAATCTCCCAGAGTTGAACGGAAAAAAGGCCTGTGGTGTTTGATCCAGCAAAATTAATATAGTTTCCTGATACTGTTCGGCTTACATGTGAAAATAGCTCATCTGGTAGAGCAATTGCCTGAAAAGCAATGGGTAGTTGGTTCAATTCCAACTTTTTACGACCAAATTACAGCCGAGCGACTTTCAGGAAACAGCAATTATAAAAATGGCGTTCACTGGTAGGCTTACATGCAATGCTAATGCCGAGGCCGTTGGTTCGAATCCAACCCCGGGCGCTTATGCGTCCGGGTAGCTCAGTTGGTTAGAGCGCGAAATAAAGCATACGGACTTAACGCCAGTATTAATGAGGATGAGATGGCCAAGGGAAGCAGTGATCGGTTCTATTTGATGGAAATGCGAAATCGCCCGGTTATGTATGGCGATATCGGTTCTCTGGTAAAGATAGGTGGGCTTCTCCTTACTGGAGCCGGCGCCGATCCAGCGATTCTCACTCTACCCGGAGTTGATTATCATGAAGTGGTTAGGGCTAAAGTCCATTCCCTTGATGTCGAAGAATGGTCTGATTTTATTCGCCGTTCCGATGATCCGGAAATCCTTATGGGAAATCCAAAGATTTTCCAGCGCAAGGTGAGATACGAGATATCCGGAACCATACAGCAGAAAGTATGGGCGGCGGATGGTTTCAAGTGCATGTATTGCGGTGCCCAGATGGGCAAATCGCTTATGACTATCGATCATTTTATGCCCTTGGAACTTGATGGCAAGAACGACACAACGAACTACCTTACTGCATGCAAGCCATGCAATAAGGATAAAGGTTCCGAGGACCCATTTACCTGGTGCGCCCAGAGAGGATTGGATCCCAATAGATTCGTAGATTACCTTGCAAGGCGGGTAATCAAATAAGTATCCCTGTGGCAGTGGCGTAAGAGTCACCGCTCCAACATACGCAAGGGAACAACGCCCGTGGATACACTTTCGGAGTCGGGAATAAGCAAACCCACGAGACTTGACCGGCCGCTTTTCCGAAAGGTCTTGCAAATCGGGAATCTGGATATGCCTGGGATAGGCTGGCCAGACCATAGGGACAAGAGATTGGCTGTTACTGTAATGCGGATACATGCGTAGCGGGTCGTACCCGCCCCCCTCCACCAAAACAGTATGGGGGGGCCGATGAGAATCGGGTGCTTTTGAACCCTCATGCGACTTACAGCCAAGAAGATATTAAATGCCAAAATGATGGCAATTAAAAAAGGGGAGCAAGTGGATAGCGTCCCGGCTCCCCTCCGGACAAAAGACATATGACCTGTTACTGATTAGCTTACATGGCTTGAGGCCCGTTTTGGGGAGACCCAATTGGAGGTTCGATTCCTCCTTCCCCCGCATCTACCTTATGGGGGAATGGCGAAACTGGAAGACGCGACGACAAATAGCTGGTCGACTTACAGGTCAGAAGAATTTGGCGGTTACTGGGAAATCTGGATACATGGATTAAAATCTCCTTCTCAGGAAGAAGATATCGGTTCGACCCCGAAACCAGTCCTAACTTACCGCCATTAGATTTATGGCTGCACACTGAAAATGCTTACATGTACCAGGTTCGACTCCTGGATCCCCCTCCTTTTTATTATGGGGGATTCCGCCTAACGGTTGGGCAACTGAATTCAGATCAGTCTTTAAAAACAGCATTATCGACTTTGCGGCCAGATTTTAGGTAATAGAGCCAAGGCTCATAATTACCTACGTCCCCTGCGCTGTCTGAGCGGACTAAATTAGGCATACCAAGTCCAATCGGCACAGTGCCTATAGCGCAGGGGATACTAAAACTTTGCGGATACTGAATGGACTTACATGTCAATTTTGAACATTGATCCTTGATTCTGGGAAACCGGAATAAAGTCCGATCGACTTTCCGCATACTCTTAAAGGGAGAAACCGTCATGGAAAAGACCGCTGTTACCAAGAACCAAATTATTTCCGAATTGAGCAAGTCTCCTCACGGAAACCTCAAGGAATATCTCACTGTCGGCCAGCTTGCTGCCAAGAATGATCCTGATTTCCTTGCCCACCTGATTGCGTGGGACCGAACTCATGGCCAAATCCGTGACGCCAAAGCCGCTTTGCCTATTGTCAGTTTGACGGTTCCGGGATATCCGGAAGAACTGATCGAGAATAGTCTTGCTCACTTAACTCTTTTGAACCCACGGGAACTATTGAAGGCATACCGGTTCGCGCTCGAGGTCCGCCCTGTTGGGAATATGCGCAAGATCAAGAACATCATTGCGGCGTATCTCCATGCGAAAGAGAAAAAAGGCTGGGATTACACGGCAATTCAGCATCGGGCAGTCCTGAAGGAGCTCTATTCGTTAGTCGACGTGAAGCCCGGGTCCGATCGGGTGAACATCGTCCTCTTCGGGTATAAACTTGACGAGAGATTGAATGCCAAGGCCGAAGGAAGGAAACCGGTAAAGTCTCCTCTTCCTAAAGGAAGCGTTTTTGAGGCTGTTGCAAACCTGCGGAATATGAGTGCGCGTGAAGCCGCGGGAACTATTCTTGAGCGGAAGATTCCGTTCTTGATTGCGCACGGGGCGCTCGGAGAAAAAGTTAAGGATCCAGATTTGGTTCTTGCGCTTATTGAGTGCATGAGCTCGACAGAAGTCGTCACTAACACCAAAATGTTAGAGAAACTGGGAGTGAAAACGAATCCGGCGCTCCGTGCGGCATATGAGGATGCCCTTAAGAAAGCAGCAACCTCAACGAAGAATGTTCTTAAGACTACCCGAGCGGCCGAAGCGATCGGCGATGAAAAGCTTAAGGCAAAACTTAATGCTGTTCAAGAGAAACAGATTTCCTCCATGGGCGTTGAGGGTAATTGGCTTGTCCTTGGAGACAAATCCGGATCTATGGAACAGTGCATTGAGGTTGCCAGGCGCGTTGCCGGCACATTGGCGAAGATGGTAAAGGGGAATGTCTCTCTTGTGTTTTTCGACTCAACTCCTGAAACCATGGATGTAACCGGCCTTGGGTATGATGAAATTCTGAAGAAGACGAAGAACTATCGTGCCTCAGGGGGAACTTCCATCGGGTGCGGATTGAAGGCCGCTATCAATCGTCACGATGAGATTGACGGTATTGCCATCATATCGGATGGGCTCGAAAACACGCCTCCATTCTTCGCCAAAGAATATAAGCATCTTCTGGACATATCGGATAAGGATATCCCGGTATATTTCTATCATTGCGATGCCGGAGTTAGTGGATGGTCGGACGCGTTTCTTTCTGATTCGATGAAAAAGGAAGGATTTGATTTGCAGGTCTTTCCTCTCGGGAGAAGCGTGGATTATTACAGCATACCCAACTTGGTTCAAAGCATGCGAACCAATCAATACTCTTTGGCAGAGGAAATCATGGCAACTCCTCTCCTGAAATTATCGGAGGCATTTACCGATGGCGACTAGAAAGCAAACTAAGAAAGGAGGAAACCCGATGGCATATCTTATTGATGACATCCGTAAGTTCGAAACTGAAGGTCTTGCACTTGAAGACCTCGTAACCCTGTCAGCGGTTGGACGAGCGATCCAAGCGGAGTTCGAAGCTTTGAATGTTGAACTTCCAGACTGGTTCGATTCCAAGATGAGGGAGATCCGCAAGGAAATCACTCTTCGACAAGCCGATCGTTTGGAAAAGATGCTGCGCGAGAAGAAATCCCGACTGGAAGCCCTGTTACCAGCCGAAGAGAAGCGTCAAGCTCTCAAGGATGAAATTGCGAAGCTCGAGCTTCAACTTAAAGGCCAATAACGCGGAGGCCGGTTGAGGAGCGGCGCCGGCATTATGTTCGGCGCCGCTGTAGTATCGCCCGAGAGGGGAAACCCTTACCGAAGCGCTAGTGGTTGTCTCGCAATACACGCGTGAGCCGGCGATGTGGAATCTGAGAGGTTAGTGAAGTCCCGGGATTTCACTAACCCGCGGCCCGCTACGAAGAGTTCCGGCGTTGTCCTAGTCTCTGATGCAGAGAATAAGCGGTCCATCGAGATACGCGCTCTGCACCCGGAGGCGACGGGCATAATAAAGTGGCGAGGCCTCGGGTGCCCAAACTGTAAACCGGGTTTACTATGAAACGTCTTCTATTTAGCCTTACCAAAAAAGATTTTAAAATTGCCACCTTTTGCACAGGTGGTCCCGGTGGCCAGCATCAAAACTCCAACCAAAATGGAGTCCGCATTACCCATCTAGCGTCTGGAGCATTTGGAGAAGGACGCGAATTCAGGTCTCAAGCTCAAAATAAGAAAGCCGCATTCGAAAGAATGGCAAGGTCTGTCCCCTTCCAGAAATGGCATAAGGTGGAAGTATCACGGCGCCTTGGGCAAGAAATCGAGTTAAAGTCCGAGTCCTTCCAAGATATTAATAAAACGGTAGAGGAGTCATGTCGTGAAGAAAACCTTAAAGTCGAGTACTATAACCCCAAGTAAAACAGAGCAAACTATCGATGCCAACAGGAATATTGTCGTAGTAGGCCTGCGGATCGGTTCAACTGTTTCCTTTGTGGCGGATGAAGTTATGATCGACAATCTGTCCGGTAAACTTTATTTGCGCAAAGATGGCAAGGTTATATTTTGCGCTAACACTGGAGACTGGGTTTATTTCAGCGTACAGGAAAGATAGTGCTGTGGGGGTAGCTTAACGGTTAAAGCAGTCGGTTGTGGCCCGGCTGATTGGGTTCAAATCCCACCCCCACCCCAATGCATGCCCGTAGCTCAGTCGGTCAGAGCGGTGGTCTCCAAAACCTCAGGTCGCAGGTTCGACTCCTGCCGGGTATGCCAAAAGGTTTATTGAGAATGCACACGTAGCCCTATATTGCTTTGGGGGAAATGGGCTAGAAACGCTGCAATCGTTATTCTTCGGATCTCCACGAAGAGCGTGTGCAGAGCCTTAAGGAGAAATGCATGAAGGCATCAAAGAAAGAATTGAGGGAAGAGATTAGGCGCCTTCGCAAGGTCGCAGGGCCTATGAGCAATATGTGTTATAACTTGTCCCAGAGCCAGAAGATAGATTCCCACACTCGAGATTTAATGAGCGCACTGCGGATCGAGTATGATGCCATTGCAAGAAGCGAAACATAGGGGCGTGGCCAAATTGGGAAGGCTCTTGCTTTGGGAGCAAGAAATCTGCCGGTTCGATCCCGGCCGCCCCTACCAGAATCCAGCGAGACTTGCCGGCACTTCCGAAAGCTGCCAGGTGTCGTCTCGACCATGAAACCGGCAAGGCAGATTGAAAGGCCGGGGAGAATCGGGGAAGCGTTCTCGCTGGAGAATATTGGGGAGTAGCCTAGAGGTCAGGCACCCGGCTTTGGACCGGGACACGGGGGTTCGATTCCCTCCTCCTCTACCAATCTATCAAACTGAGGGTATAAAGCATGAATGATGGGAAATATAGACTTGGACTTGTGAAAAAAAGTAATGGAGAAGCGATCCCGGATGATGAACCGGTGTTCATCCTGAGAGCGAGAGACCATAATGCAGTTGCCGCTCTTCTTCTATACAAGGATGTGTGTATCGAAGACGGATGCAATGATTATCAAATGGATGGTGTTAATTTGGCCATTAAGCTATTCGGTGACTTTGCCAACCAGCATCCAGACAAGATGAAGCAACCGGGAATCACCCGGGGGGTCTAAGTTTTCGGAGAAGTGGTCGAGCACGGTTTATGGCGCCGGTCCTGAAAACCGGAGACGCGAAAACGTCCGTGGGTTCAAATCCTACCTTCTCCGCCAATATTGAGGGATAGATCAGAGGTAGATCAGCGCACTGTTAATGCGCCTGTCGCAGGTTCGATCCCTGCTCCCTCAGCCAATATTTAGTCCGGGTAGCCGAGAGGCCAGGCAATGGGCTGCAACCCCAGGGACACAGGTTCGAATCCTGTTCCGGACTCCAAATTTAAAGGTAATATTATGCCGACGCTGGGGAGACGGTGAACCCCGATGGGCTGTAAACCCATTCGCATTCGGTGCGTTGTCTGTTCGAATCAGACCGGCGGCACCAATCTTAAAAAAAGGAGAAGATGGTGAAATGGGTAGACCCTTTAAGCCGAGGCCAGAATGCTTACTTTGCGGAAAATCAGTAAAGAGATTTGGCAAAAAGTTCTGTTCTCGTTCTTGCGCAAACACTTATAGGATTGTCCCATTTTTAGAACGCAGGCAGCATAGAGAATGTCCCATCTGTCATAAATTATTCTCCGATAAACCTGCAATTCTATTGCGGCGTGTATATTGCTCAAAGTCATGCGCTGACAAAGCACTTATTAAAAAACACAACTTTGTATGCCATAAATGCGGGGAGCAAAAGACTCAAGATGACTTCTACGTTGACAGGTGTAAGGCACGAGGTCATGTCTCTAGGTGTAAGCAATGCTACGCAGAAACATCAAAAAACATTACCAATCAAAAGCCATATCGAAGAGAAGCCGCATTCAAAGCTGGGGCATTAAGAAGGGGGCTTCCCTATGATCTTACGCGAGAGCAATTTATGTCGTTTTGGCAAAAACCTTGTCATTACTGCGGAGACGATATTAAAAGTATTGGCCTAGATCGAGTTGATAATTCTAAAGGGTATTTATTCAGCAACCTAGTCCCGTGCTGCAAGGTTTGCAATTCAATGAAGTCTCACATGGAATTAGTTGATTTTCTTGGTAAATGCAATAGGATTGCCAATCGATCTTTCGGTGGGATATAAGTAAAATATTGATCTGGTTCAATGAATCAGAAAAGTTTTGCTATGGGATGTTGGCTTAGAAGCAGCCATCATCTAAGGAGTGAATTGCGGGAAGCGTTGCAATGAAAGGCAGGGGAATCCTTCTGACGTGCAACGGGCTCATGAAGATGATTTCAGTCCCTCTAACCAAGGGTAATAGTCATGATGACCAGCGAACCGGATGGCAAACCGGAGCCTAGAGAAAATAGATTGCCGAACACCTAAACTCGGGTAGCTCAACCAGATTCGGACGTAAATTCTTTGGCGTAATAGCACACCATAGCATTTAATAAAAAGGAGTCAGTTTATGACCGTACTTAAAATAGTGATGGATGCAACCGGAATCATAAAAGATGTCCCAACAGAAAAGGTTATTCACCTTACAACCCCAATAACGGTTGCGGCTTTAGCCGGAGGCATGGAGAGTGGCAAGCCATCAATCGCCTTTGTTTTTGAATTGCCATCTGGAGAGACGGTATTGGCAGAGACATCTATGACACTGTTTCAGACTGCCGCGAAGGCATTTGCAGCAAAATTTGATTTAAAAGATTAAGGACTATAAAGGTTCCATCGTCTAATGGCCCATGATTCCTGACTGTCGATCAGGAGACACGGATTCGAATTCCGTTGGAACCGCCAGAGGTTAAATATCTAATGCCGGGCGCAAAAGGGTTTAGAGCTATTCTAACGATCAAAGACGCTGCGGCCATGTCACATGAAAGTCGATGTGAATTGGCTGATTGGTTGAGGCTGCGAGCTTCCAGTTTAGTTGCTCATGGATCAGGATATGATTCAATCGTAGAATACGAATGCCTTGTCAGGAGAACCGACAGGGAATGCAAGCAAAAGGGGTCATCGTCTAACGGTTAGGACAACGGACTTTCGCTCCGTGAATTGTGGGTTCGAATCCCACTGGCCCCTCCAATTAATGGGATTATGATTGCAGGATTTTTGATATGCAGGAATGGGCGTCGGACGGTCCTTAGACGGGCGGCACACGGATATTCAACGGATTTTAAGAAGGAGAAACCTTGAGAAGGAAAGACAATACCCCGACCTTGACCGATCGAGAGCGGATATTGATGAATATTACGTCTCAATTGGCTTCAAGATTAGCTTACGTTGAAAACCTATTTGAATTGCGCGGGATTGATATCCATAAAGATGGGTTGCATTGGCCGCGGGCTCAATACACCAATTTCAGTAAAACCAAGATCCTGGAGGTAGGTGACTTGGTTGTGTGCCGCACTTCTGTTGGATGGCAGACAAATCCATGGATTGTCAGTTTTATTCATGAAGTTGGGATTCCCAATGACCCTTATGGTATGTGCCTTCGCGCAATTGGTTCAAACGCTCTCTGCAACTATGGCAATGAAGATTTTATAAAACTTAGCGGCTTTTCATCCCGGGATTTATATGAAGGAGAACAGTGGATCTTTTATCGCAAAGTTTTAAAAGCTGTTCACAAGGAGGATAATTATAACCATATCTTTGCCGGCCTTGATTTTGATGCATCCGAACCGCTGCATAGGGCCCAATTGAGTATTCGTGAAAGATGGGGCGGATTGTCCAAGCCCTCAAAGCCCTACATTATCAATCTGGAATTCAATAAAAAGACATCAGTCAAACAGGTCTTGGATGATATGAAAGCTCAGGGATTCGGGACTAGGGATTTCGAATTAATTAAACCGGCAAAGGAGCCGAATGGAGATATTTCCACCACCGTTCAAAAGGCCAACGGGGACAATGAAGGATTGGTTGACTCTCAATAGTCTCGTAGTGGATAAGCCCTTGTGGAAAACTGATGAGTTTGTGATTTTTAAAGCGACCAATGGTAGTATGTGGAGATATATGCCTTCCTTCCACGCAGGATGGCCTTTCGAAATAAAGGAATGACATGCCTTACAAAATCACCGAAGATAAAGAAAAGAAGGAAATATACATCGATCTGGACCCGGGCAATAATGAACATCGGGTTAGCCAAGGTGCCGGCAATGGATTTATGGGGAAAGAAAGTATCGTCCAGATGGATATTGATCCCATAATCGGAACTGTGTCCGGAATCCGTATCCGGTTTGAGGTCGGACGAGACGACAGTTCATACAATATTTCCCATTGATAATAAATAAGTTATGGTTCTATAATTCTTCCTGGTAGCCGTCAAACTGCCTAAAAACGGGTAGGAGAAAGAACTAGGGATGATTTATCTATATCTTGCTCTGCTCGTATTCGCTTGCACAATGTTCTTGGGGGTTATGGGGGCCGTTCTTTTTGTGGCCTTTAAAATCCTTTTGGCTATTCGCCTCGATCTCAACGTGATCAAAGAGATAGCCCTTCACGTAAATTTCAGGACCAATTCTTCGGTAAATACTCCTGAGATTTTTGCCGGCCAGCAGAAGCCAACGGATGGGGATTTCGTTTTTAATACAGACGAAGAACTCGCTAATGCAGAAGAGATTCGCCGCATTAAGGCTGAAACTGGGATGATGTCCTCGGAAGATGAAATAGAACTCGTCAAGCAGATGCGTCAAGGTGGAGTCACTTTTAAAGGGTAGAAGAATGCGAACCTATATTGGCAGGTCTATGTAGAAAGAATTCAGACCTTGGCGATGCCATGGATGAACTCGACCGGATCCTTGTAGAGGAAGCCGGTGGGAATATCGCCAAAGCATTCGAAATACTCACTTCGACACACTTGGAATTCGTCCAAGGAGAGATGGAGAAGTGTCTCGCCAGCCCTCGGTATTACCTCGAAAACTATCATTTCATTAAAACCAAACGCCTCGAACTCCGACCTATATGGCCGTTCTGGGATTCTCAGGAGAAGTTCCTTGAGATTTTCGAAAGGCAACATGCGGCCGGAGGAACTATCCGCATTGTCGTCCTTAAGGCCCGCCAGCTTGGATTAACCACCCTCAGCGTTTCCCTTATGACTTGGCTTGTGTTCTTCCACCCTATGGCCTATGTCCTCACCATGGCTGACGAAGAGGAGCGCACAAACGTAAACTTTTCCATGGCTAGAATGGCGCATGAATACCTTCCATGGTGGATGAGACCAGAGAAGCGGTATGACGCTTTTGGAAAGAGACTCGGATTCGATCGTGCGAAAGCTGATGAAAGAGCCTCGAGTCAGGGTTTGCAGAGTCAGATTTACTTCGAATCTGCGAACCAACCCTCCGGCGCCGCATATTCAAAATCACTATTCGGAGTCCATCTGGCAGAGGTAGCCCGGTTCAGGAATGAGGATGCTATTACCGAAGGTATATATGGGTCCTTGGCGGAAATACCCGGGACAATTGGCATAATGGAGTCCACTGCCCGCGGCAGGGGGAATCTCTGGAACCGGATATGCAAGAACTCTGAATCCGGAGAATTGCCGTGGGAATTTCTTTTCATCGAATGGTTTCGGGAGCCAGGTTACAGTATAGCGGTCCCTGAAAACTTCAAGCATACAACCGAAGAAGAAGCCCTTTTAAAGAAGGTTAAAGCAAAAACCAAAGTTACTCTGACTGATGGGCAATTAAGTTGGCGCCGTAAGAAGATGCGCGAATATGAAGCCACGTCCGGAGATTCAGAAACTTTCCGCCAAGAATATCCCATAAATCCGGTAGAGGCCTTTGTGGCTTCCGGATTGACTGCCTTTTCAAAAAAACGCATGCAGGAGATGATTACCTTCTTCTGCAAAATGGAAATCTGGCGCGGTGACATAGACCTCAATAAAGACGACCGCACCTTTAGATTATCCAAGATTTCAGACGGCAATTTCCGGGTATGGGAATTTCCCAAAGCCAGCATGACCTATTACGTTGCTTCCGACCCTTCCATGGGTATTGAAGGAGGGGACCCGGGCTGCATTCAGATATTTGCCGTTCCAGAGGATGTAAATCTGCCATTAAGGCAGGTCGCTCGGTGGCATGGTCATAGAGGGCCCGGTAAGTTCGCCCGGATCCTCGCCGCGATTGGTTATATGTACAACACTGCCGAGATAGCTCCGGAGTGCAATAACATAACCACCGTGGCAAGCGACTTGGTTAAGGTTCTATTGTATCCCAAGTGGTATAGATGGATGCGCGAAGACAAAGCCAAGAACGCTTTCTCTAACTTCATCGGATGGCTTACTACATTCCGCAATAAAAACGAACTCATTAGCAGATTCCGCCAGGCACTCAACGAATGGACCGTCATTATCAGATCAGAAGATGATATGAGCGAGATGTTCGATTTCGTTGAAATTGACGATGGAAGCGAGACCTTTGCTGCCAAGAATGGGACGCATGATGACGCAACTATGGCCATCATGATTTGCTATTACTGCGCTACCCAGCTCCGTCCTCGTTTGGATAGCGATTTGAAGGAAGACAAACCCTCACAGGATGTTGATTTTCAAAACACTGACTATTCTCTCATGTACGACAAGGATAGTCAGAATACAGACTCCGGGATTCCGGATTTTTACATGCTCTAGGAGGAGCTTATGGCCGTCGCAAATAAACCCAAACCTCGAGAACTCTGTCCTGCCTGTTACAAGGCCGGGATTGAGGCTGATTTAACTTATAAACCCGGTGGAAAGTATTCCCACTATTGCGTCAATGGGCACCAATGGGATGATCGGGAAAAGTTACAGTCCGAACTCATGGAAATGAGCGCACTGCTTCGGGAAAAGAAGAAGGCAGAAGTTCAGCAAATGGAGATTCCGGCCGCCCAACCTGAAGTCCAAGTGGATACCCGGATCAAGATCGACCCAATTGATAAAGAGAGAATTAAATCAATCGTCGGATCAGAATTCAATGATTCGTCTTCCTTATTCGGGTTGATATTTGCAATGAACGAAACCGTAAAAGACCTTCGAGAGAAGGTTGAAAGGGCGGAGGCCCGGGTACTCGTTCAAGGAACGGTGAGGAAGATCGGAGGCGATTTCCCCATTACCGTTAATATTCCAGAACGACATGTCGAAAGCATCAAAGATGTTGCCGAATCTGGAGGGATGTCAATCGAACGCTACATGCAAGCCCGGATTGAAGAAGGGCTCGATAATTTATGGTATTGTTAATGGGCAATGTTATTTGTAATCACATAGTTATGGCTTATAATATACCAAAAGGCCAAATACGATAACCGATGTTTATGCTGTGGCCGTCAAGAGCCAGATATCATCCTTCATGCGGATCATGTCATTCCTGTTAAATTGCATGGTTCGAATAATGTTGAGAACCGACAGCCGCTATGTAAACGCTGCAATAGTAAAAAATCTGCAAAAACAATCGATTACCGCCCGAAAGATTGCCCTCATTTCATGGGTTAGTCTTTTGGACAGCAAAGGACTAACCTATGTATCCAATCAATGAAATCGTTAAGTTAGCATCACAACCAGAAGTCAAGAAGGCAACCTATTACCACAGCGATAAAGAGGTCGCCAAGGTCACATTCCATGGGAAAAAGGACTCAAGAGCTCGCACGAAGACATTCGTGGTGACTATCGGTCGGCCTAATTATGAAGAACGTGAGTTCATCAAAAAGGCAAAGAAAGCCGGAGAGCCTTTCCCGATTAAGAAAATTCAGATGAAATTTGTCCCTAAGAAAAAGAAATAACAAGGAGAACCGTCATGAAAATGCTTTCTCGAAGATCAATGCTTGGGTTTTTAGGATTAGGACCGGTGTCAGCCCTGGCAATTGCCAGGGCTGAATATGAGGATAGAACTCCTCAGTATTCGGAAGATTTCGGAGGGGAAATCTATCGGGATTACCGAATTTTCTTCACTGGATGGAAGCATTCCCAGAATTCAGACCTGATAGTTGGACAATGGGTTGGATATCCTCTTTTCCCCGGACCGAAGAAAGTATACCGAAATGATGTCAAATACCCATACTTGGTCGCCAGTGTCCCCGGAGCTCATTGCGCCTATGTAAAAGGGTCCCAGTTCGACATCTGCCCTCAAGGGAGTCAGGCGGCAATAAACTGGAGAACATCATCTGAGGTAGAAAAAGAGGCTGAATCCAGAAAGAGCAAGAAAAAGCTCATGGATATGATCGATGGCGTAAGGGACAGTGGCGTGAAGAATTTATCCGTGGATTCATGGAATAGAGTCCTAATGAGCAAGCGCCTCATCCCCTATCGGTCATGGAGATTAGAATAATGCCAATTTATGAAATTCAATGCATGACCGTAGGATGCGGTAAAAAGAGCGAAGTCTTTCACCAGCGCATGCACGATGAGGATATTGCGTGTCCGGCCTGCAATGGTCCCACGGAGCGACTGTATTCCCTAGCCGCGGTGAGCATATTCGATTCTTTCGATACACGTCATATCCATCCGGAAGGTAAGAATATCCATATAGGCCGGCGCAGCGACCTTACAAGTGCGTGTCACGAATTCGGCGTAGTGCCGGCAACGGATGTCCATCCCCCGCAAACCAAAATTCCTCAGATTGGTTAGGGGCTTGACAGTAGTTTAGTAAGATGGAGATGAAGGCTACCAGACCTGATTGCATCGTATGGCACTAATAAGTTGTTGAGAGCAGTCATACATTTCAGCAATATCTTTTTGGGTTCTTAGTCTAAGACGGATATCTATAACTTGGTCGATTGTTAGTTTTTTAGGAATATATCCATTATGGATTTTCCAAATAAGGCGTGGCGAACAATTATGAATTTTTGCCAATTCCGCCTGCGATCTGAGAGATTTAATAATTTCTCTAATCTCTTGAACTTTATCTTCGGTGAGTTTCGCGGAGATATTATTCCCGCCAGGCTTAAAGAGAACAGTCAAATTTTTAGTGGCAATTGCATCGATAGCATTTTCAGACCTTGTTCCAGCATAAAGATGATCCGGACGTACACAAGAAGGATTATTGCATTCTCGTTTATGGAGTACGAACATTCCATCTGGTACCGGACCAATGTGGATATTATAGCTCAAAACATGGGCCAGTATTTGTCCGCCCTCTCCATTGGCAAGAACTCCATATCCTCCAGCATTCCTATAAGCTTGCCAAATCCAGCAATCTCCGCTGGTATCTACTTTTGCCCAAAAACGATCGAAAATATTATCAGTCGTCATGTCAGTAGCATACCATGCCTATTATCATGAAAACTAGAGGAATATAGATGTCTGATCTCCCTGGTTGGTACAGTTTTGATCCCGGTGGGCAGCAATTTCCGATTCAGCAGACTGCACACGATGTCATCATAAGTAAATGGTGTGAAGCTGTGTTTGAGGAGGCTAAGGATGACCTCGAACGGAACGATGAAATCGTCCAAATCGATCGCTCAATTAACTATCTCATGGGCAAACAATGGGTTGAGCGCCGGCCAAGCTATAAAGCCGCGCCGGTTGCCAACCGATTGTGGACGAATCTTGTCCAGTTGATTTCTTATCTCACAGATATCCGGCCCTCTTTTGAGATCAAATGCAATAATAAGCTCTACGATCAACACGCAAAAGTTCTCAATAAGATGATCGGAGCATGGTTCACGAACGAAGATATCGACATGAGCCTTGCGATGATTATCATCCATGCGGCCTTGACGATCGGGTATGGTCGACTTTGCTGGAATCCTGACCTGAGAAATGGCGAAGGAGAGATGGAGCTTACTCCTCTCGGAGCCATGGACCTTATCCCGATACGGCCGTCTCATACTCTTCAAAAGGCAATGGGTGTCATTTACCGGTGTCCCAAACCTCTCTCATGGTTTAAAGAGAAATATCCTCTTAAAGGATTCCGGGTTCCGGTCGACAAGGAATATTCCCAGTATACCAGCACTCCGAATCAGAATCTTTGGACCCGGGGAATGCAGATTATGTCCCCGCAGATGCGACGGCTGTTCGGACAGTCATCTACCCAGATCCGGGAATCTGCCATACCGATGGCTTTATACCGGGAATTCTGGGTAAGAGACTCACAGAGGAATACGTCCAACCGTGACGTGTGGGTTGGTGATGGAGGGCAACAAAGTGGGGAATATGGATATATGGTACCTCCTGGCGGGAAACTGTACCCTCGAGGACGCCTTATTATCATGGGGGGACCAGTTGTGCTTTTCGATGGACCCAACCCCTTCTTCCACGGGCAATTCCCATTCGCCTGCCTCCGGCTCAATAGGGTTCCGTGGCAATGGCCGGGGATCTCGGAATTCAGGAACCAAATCCCGCTCCAAGATGTAATGAATAATGTTCTAGCCGGCATTCTGGATGCAGTGAAGAAGGCTGTTAATCCTCAAATGCTGGCGCCGGACAATGCTTTTGGGGCCGCGGTAAAGAAGAACTTAGACCCCAATATGCCGAATGCCAAGATTTTCTATAGTCCGAGTTCTATCGCTGCCCCGACATACGCGCCTACTCCCATCCTTCCCGGGTTTGTATTCCAGACAATGCTTTATGCTCAACAGGAATTGGATAGCCAGAGCGGATTCTTGGATATGGGAAGCATGTCCCGGAAGGGGATTGTCCCCTCGAGCGACACAGTAGAAAGCATGAAAGAAGGCCAGCAAACCCTTGTCCGGTTGAAAGTCCGATATATCGAGGACTTTATGAAGCAGGTTGGCCAGCAATGGGTTCCTAATGCTTTCCAGTACTACTCTCTTAAACGCCGGATGCAGTTGCTCGGAAGCGATGGTCTTACGTGGGAAGACTTCGACTATGATCCTGGAACTATGGTTCCTGCCGGGGATAAAGCCGAAGAGCATTGGAAGAAATTTACCTTTATGATGGTCCCGGGATCCCTTCTCAAATCTGCCCGCATGCCTCAACAGGCTCTTATGATGCAACTCCGTCGTATGGGAGATATGGACCTCAAAAATATGCTCGACTCTCTTGATCTTGGCGGATTATTCGAATCCGTTAAAAAGAACCTCGAAGAGGAAGGTGCCAATATCCTCATTCAGGCCATAAGATCGAAACAGGGAGCGAGTGGGGGCGGCGGCGGAATGCTGCCTGGTGCTTTAGACAAAGTTAGCAACGCTACCCAAGCGAATGCGGCGGCGATATAAGGTAGGCCAAAATGCCAGAAATGGGAGTTTCCGGTGGTGGATTTCCCGGGCCGATACCAATCACTCAGAATATTAAGGTAAGTACTCTGAATACTTCTTCCGCAAATTTACTGGGTGGGGGAATTTACACTGGGGAGGCAGTATATCCAATGAACCAAATGGAATAAATATGGCAGAAGTTTTCATCGATTTCGATGAGATTGGAGCTTCTGTCATTATCAGCGCAATTCAAAGTTAGGAGTAAAGAATGTCCGGGATCGTCCTTCAAACGAATGCTATTAAAATTGTAAACCGCGGTGGGGGGTATCCTACCAAGGTCTTTAAGCATCAAACTCCTGGGGGGTCATACCATTCTCACATGACCTCTATCGTGATGAATAAGGGTACTGATTATGTTGTATTCAAGTGTCCGGCGCCCAGATGCGGCAAGCGAA